AATAGCCGCCAGTGCGAAGTGCGACTTGCGCGGCCGGCACGTTTGCGGCTCCTATGGCGGTAACCGTATCGAAGTCATAAATCCGACTTTCATAGACGGACTTCAGCATGTCGCCGCCGCCGGCCGGGGTATTCCATGCGGGGTTTGCAGCAGGGCCAAGCGTTTCAAGATATTGGCCCAACACACCAGGAGGCAGAGAAGCCCATCCGGTCGCGCTGCGGTATGCAATGCTGCCCTGCGTCGAGCCGAGTTGCTTATCCATCACGGCGGCGATGGTGGTTGTTGATGCGGATGCGGGTGCGCCAGTGACGTTCGCTAAAACGGTGCTGTCGGCAATCGTGCCGAGGTCACTTGGCGCGAGATTGAGCGCACCGCCCAGCGAAAGCGAATGACCGGAAATAGTCACGCCGGAATTTGTCAGTGCGGAGTTTGGAATATTCTTCAGCGTGTTCGACGCGCCGCTGATGGTTTTGTTTGTAAGCGTTTCTGTGCCGTCCAGCGATGCCGCGCCAATGGTAGCGGGCGTCACAAGATTCGACGGCTTGATTTTCCTGGCGCCGTCCGTCGCACTATCAACCGGGACGTAGTAATCCGAGCCGGGGACTGCCGCTTCGGTGAGATCCTTAAAACGAATATCGGCCATCGGTATTAAGCCCCCACGTAAAGAAGGTAATTGCAGACTAGGGTTGGCTGTGCGTTCGGATGCGCGGCTGCGGTGAGGCCAGTCCCTCCATCCGTCGTGAATGCGTGTTCATGATCGGTGTTGGTAGGGTTGACCGTGACCGGCTCATTACCGGCGCCGTTAAGAACGAGGCCGGTGCTATCGTTGAGCGACACCAGCCGGCGTCCCCAGCCCGGCAGATAAGCCGAGTGATTGTGCGAGGCGTTGCGATTCATCGACCCGGTTGTGCCGCTGTGTGTATGCGGGGCGAGTTGCGCCGCCGTCAGAACAACGCCATCCGCGCCGCCCGTCGCGCCAAGCACCGCGCCATTGACACCGCTGCCCGCCGACGTGAGCCGCCCGGCCGCCGTCCCGCCCATATCGTCTTTGCCGGCGACCACGCGACCGCGCATATCCCCGATGCCAAACGTCGTAGATCCATCGCCGTTGTTGTAAAACGTGTTGCCAGCGGCAATGTCGGTCTGAGCCTTCGCCCAAAGATCGGGATACGACGCGCGCAACATCGTTTGACCGTAGGGCAGAACGCAAAGCGCGGGAGCCGATAGCATCGTCCATGGGATTAACTCGCCAATATAGCGGACACCAGCGACCGTGCCGGCGAAGGCAATGCCCGTCGCGGTCCAATACAGGCCGATGGCAGAATTATTGTTCGGAGAGATAGCGGGAATTGCCGCCGAGCCCGTCACGGTTTTCAACGGTCCCGTCATCGGAGCCACACCGGATCGAGAGAGCCTTGCCGTCAAACAGGCCGAAATGTCTTCCAGCGGCGGGTTATGTTGGCTGGGCTGGATTGTCTGTCCAGTAACAGCAAGATAGCCGGACGGCAGGCTATTATTGCCGTTTACGTCATCGGGCATTGATTAATCCCCATAGAAAAAGCCGCCCCGAAGGACGGCTTGGAAGGCGTGGTGTGCGGTGCTAGATTGGTCGGATGGACCTAATTCTTGGACTGGTATTCTTGCTCATCGGTGCGATTGCATTCGCCGTAGTCCGCCGTGTGCGTGGTGGCCCCTTATTCGATCCCGGCCCGCGATCCATCAAAGATTTCATCGAGCAGCGGCGAACGATCATCCACCCTAACGAGTAGACGCGCCTATAAGCGCCTGTATCAAGGCGGCCTTGCGCGGATCTTGTTTTGACACTTCCGATAACGGGAGCGCTGCCGTCACGGGCGAGATTTGCTGTCCGAGCAACGCTTGCGTGATGGCTTGTTGCGCTTGATTACCGACCGAAAGCGGCGCGCGACTGCGGATCATGTCGGAAAGCCGGTTGCCAGCCCGCGATGTCAGCGCCTCCCCGACTTTGCGCGCGACCGTACCGGCCGCCGCAATCGGAAGATTGGCACCATGCGTCGTCATCGCCGTACCGCCATGCAGCAGCAACGACAAGCCGCCGTCCACACCGAACTTGCCAACCTTTCGCAAGGTGTTCCGCGTTGCGGTGCCACGGACGATATCCTCCATGGCCTGCAATTCTTCGGGAGAATATCCGACCGTCCGCTTTGGGTTATCGAGCAATGTAGCAATGCGTTGGCGCATCGCATTCTCGATATTGGACCCGGTGCCAGACTTTGCCGCCTGCCTGTCAGCGCGTGTCAATTGCAGATCGACTTGCTCGGCTCGCTTCGCCGCGCCCCAGTTTTGAGACGCATCTTTCAAGATTTGCGCCGCAGCCGGTGCATCTCCCGCCAGCACGTCGGCGGCTGACAAGTTCGGCAAATAGTCGTTGATGTGACCAATCGCGACCTGTGCCGCCGCAGCATCCGGAGTTGGCGCCCCGCTCAAGTCTTTCTGTTTTGCGTACTGGCCTAGCGCCTTCCTGGCGGCGTCAATGTCAGCAACCTTCACAGCCTGCACGCCTTGGGGCGGCGTTAGGTTCCTCACCTCATCGAATACACCCGGCGTCAAGCGCGGTCGAAACCCCTGATTGGCAAGATCGCTCTCGATTTTCGATGAAAGCAACGATGCAGATTGCGGGTTGATATCGACTGCCGCCACGGTCGGATCACGGTATCCGGCCCGCGCGGCGGCCTTCAACTCTTGCACTGACGGTGCTGCAACGGAGACCGGACGCGGAACGGCCGCCCCCATCGGCCCGATACCGGCAGGACGAGCAGCGGACAACGCCGTTTCCACGTCGCCAGCCGCACGCTGGTACATTTGTTGCGGGTCGTCCTTTGCGGCCACGGCGGGATTGATAAGCGTACCGACCGCGTGCTCAGCTTGTGCCATCGGGTGGCCGATAGCTGATCGCAGCGTGCCAGTGACCGGAGATAGAAGAAAGCCCATGCCGTTGAGCACAGCTTTCCCGGTATCGAGAAAAGCAAGTGGGCTGGTGTTCTGACCGCGATTGGCGAGATTATCGACAACGCCGCTAGACGTCGCGTCGGCCGTCCGTTTAATTTCAGCCGGAATATCGGTGATAGCATCGGTGATCGACGGCTGACGCGGCGCGGCTTGCTGCGGCAAGGACTTCGCAATCTCGTCAACGGTTGCGTTCTGTTGGTCCGGCGAGAGCTTCAGGAACTCATCGCCTACCGTGACGCTATGCCCGCCGATATTGAGCGTCGGCATTATTGGATGCTCCACGAAACGCCGGATGAAGTCTTGCCTTGTGGCGCGGCAGAAGCGGCTGGCGCATCCGGCGTCTTATTCCCGTTCACCCATTTGTTGATGCGCTCAAGAACGCGCTGACCTTCTTCCTTGATGATCGGCCCGGCCTTTTCAGCAGCAATCGGCCCGAGGGACGCGGTGCGCTTTTCATCAAGCGCGTGCAGCGAGCCTTGCAGCAGTTCGGACAGTTTTGCGACCTGCGTTCGCTGCTGTTCGGGCGACATGTTTTCGTGAAGATTGTGCTCCCACGACTTGATTTCAGCATCGCTCAGGTTGTTGCCCTTGAACACCTTGGACAGTTCTTCCGCGACCGCGTGCGCGTTGGTTCGGAATGCGCCTTGCGCGCCACTGCCCCGTGCTTCCGCAATAAAGTTTCCGACACTGTTAAGCATCGGATAGGTACCGTTATTCAGCTTGTCCATCGAGTCGAGCAACGAACCGACGTGGTGCAAGGTCTGGTTGGCGCTTCGCACCATCTCCGCGCTTTTGCCAGCCGAGAAATCCCGCGTGCCAGCAACCCGGCCGGCCCATGCGGTCGCATCGAAGGTCGGGTCGTAGTTCTTCGCGGCCGAAATCATGTTTTGCCAATATGGCTTCGACATTGCGAACGATGTAGGCGGCGGGATTTTGCCCTCCACCATCAACTGAACGGTGTTGGCCTGTTCTTTCGGGAGCGTCGCCAAATACTCCTTGCCGGTCAGATCGGTATTGCCGAGCGGGTCAGGCTGGCCGCCATTCGGCGGCGTGTAGGGCTTGATCGTGCCGTCAGTCTTATTAAAAATGCCGTACTGTTCGCGGCCAAGACTGTCCTGCCCGATCTTGACAACCTGCATCTTGTCGGACGGCTTGTCCAAATCCTGCTGCGCCTTGCGGATCGCAAGCTGCTTGGTCTGCATATCCAGCGCCCGCATCGGATCGGCGGCCTTTTGCGCTGCGTCCGCTCGCATTTTGTATTCCTGCGTCAATGCGGTGCGGACATTCTCCGGCGTGAACGGGTTGATCAGCGCCTTTTGCAGATCCTCGTCGCTGGCATTCTTGAACAGAAAACGATTTTGAGGCTGGCTTGCCGCCTGCACGGCCTGAGCGGTCGGCAGAGCGCCGCCAGTCGGTTGCGCGTTCGTTGGTAGCGCCGCGCCGTCCGAGCCGTCAGCGACCGCCGTAGGAGCACCTACGGGCCCTGCCGGGTACTGTGCATTATCGAGCGGCGACGGCGAATTATCCGCCAGTACGCCGCCCGTTGGGGCCGGCAGGCTCTGTGCGATCTTCAAGACCTTCTGACCGTAATTCGGATCGGTCGCGTAGCCGGACTGCCCTAGAGCCGCCGCCTGAGCCTCAAGCCCCTGCGCGGCCTTCAATGGCGCATAGCGCGGGTTTTTGTTGATGAAGTCCGCGTAACCGTTCGCGCTGTCGGCGGGCGATGCATAGGCCGCGAAACTGTCCGTCGTCCGCACTGGCTGGCCGTTCACAACTTCGGTTGTCGGCAGCACATTGCCGCCCGGCTGGCCGTGGGACTTGATGCCGAATAGGTTGTTGCCCGGCGCGGACTTGCCATAGCCGGTTTCGAGCGCGGCCTGCGCCGTAATCAATCGCGGGTCAATTCCGGTTTTCTCGGATGCCGCCTGTGCGAGCGGCATGACAGAGTTTGTGAACTCAGCACCGCCGGCCGGGATCGACGTTGCCCCCATCGGCGCCGCAGCAACAGCCGGCGGCGTGGCAACGGAAGGCGCGGCTGCCTGGCCGGTGATCTGCGCCTTGATGAAGTCCGGCAAGGACGCCTCGCCAGCCTTCTGCGCGGCGTCAGCATCGCCCATCATTGATCGCGCGATGATTGCCTGCCCCAGCGCGTTAAGCCCCTCACCGACGTTCTTGGGAGCCGTGCCGAGCATCCGAGCGGCGATCAGATTGGACATCTGACGACGCTGCGCGATGGTCTGCGGCGTCTCGCCCTTGCTGGTATCGAAGGCAAACGAAAGGGCCATCTTAGGCGGCTCCCATCAGTCCAAGCGCTTTATCGTAATTGACTGCTTTGTAACCACTCGACGTAGTAACCACGGCGTCAGGATGCTTTTTCTCGACTTCCTGTGCCATGAGGCCGATCTGCGGTTCGTCGTCGCCCCTATACTTGTACGAATAGAGGTTCTGACCGTCGTTCGTCTTGCCGATCTTCTTGATGTCTTTTTTCAACCGCCGATCCGAGAATTTGTAGACGCCAGCAGCGCCAAGCCCAAACAAGCCGCCGAGCAACGCATTCTGCTGCTGCATCTGCGATTGGTAATTCGCGAATTGCTGCTGATAGTTCGTATTGACGATGCCAGCCGTGTCCGTGGTCGGAATCGTGGTCTGCGGCGTTGCCCCGAATGTTGGATTACTCACCTGCGAACCCGACATCAGTGCCGTAATCTCGTTGATCGGCTGGTTTCGATCCGTAATCGCCTGCTGATACGCTTGCTGATTGCCGTTGAGATAAAGCTGATTATAAGCGTCGTTCTTGCCCTGTTGGAATTGATCCATCTGGGCTTTCCATGCCGCCGAGCCTGGCTGGATGCCCTGATTGGCAAGCTGCGTATTGAGTGCGTCAGCCTCGCGCGCGAACCGTGGATCAAGCCGCGCCGCGCCGAGCGCGTCGATCTTATCCTCAACAGCCTTGTTCGCAGTCGCAGCGTCGAACGGCGTATTGAGCAACGCTCCGATCTTGGACGACTGCGAGACGCCGATCTGCCCAAGGTTCTGCTGGGTCTGGTTGTTGAGATCGTAGAGTTTCTGCTGATCCGGCGAAAGCGTCGTGGTCTGCGTAAACTGCGGAATATCGTAAGACTGGCCTGTGTACGGATCAGTGAATTTATAAGACCCGTTCTGGCTGTAGTTGATGCTGCCGTTCGGACCAATCTGGTTGACGTTGTTCAGATTGGCGTTGGCAAGAGCCGTCGCGACATTCGTTCCGGTCGATGCGGCCGCAGTATCTTTCGGATTCGGCGGCGCCGGTGCAGAGGGCTTGCCCATTATTCACCTCGATAGAATTTGCTGGCACGCCACTGATCATCCGTCAGCGTCCAGATTGTTTCGCCTTCATTGCGACCGCGAAGGCGCGGAATGTAAAATCGATCAAAGCCGTATGATGCCAACATGCGGTGCAACGGCGTATTGCCTTCGGCATTGCGTGTAACGATCATCTGACAACCGACTTCCGCGAACGGATATCGGAACATCGCTTCTAGCGTCCGGCGATTAAGCCAACGCTTGTCGGACGCAGCCCCATGAAACTCAATCACGCCCGCTTCCGGCTGATAGTTGTTCCAAAGGATCACAGCGGCCAAAGTCGATCCGTCGAAAACCCCCATCGTCGTGTATGGACGCTCAAACGGTCGTGGCAGGCCAATTCGCTTCGCGCACCATGTTGCAAGCGCGTCGTTTGTTTCCGGCGTCTGTGCGCCAGCCCATAATAGGTTCACGTCACCAGATCGCCGGCCGTATACGTCACGTCCGTCCGCAAGATCGTCACATCAAGGGGAACGATGCTGCCGGACGTGATTTGCAGCGCCGGGGCCATCGCATTTCCGGTGTTCGGTGTTGAATGCCAATCGGCCGAGGTAGCCTTAACCAACCCCTGTCCCCAAATGGCCGCGCCCCACACACCGCCGCCCCAAACGTTTGAGGTCGGCGCGATTGAGCCTGACGGGACCGCCGGCAGATTCACATCGAACTCGGCGTGCATCGAAAGTTGCTCATTGAGCGGTGCGAATGATTGAAGCACCGTGCGCGTCATGCCCGCCGTCTTAGTGATCGGAGCGCCGAAGTCGCTAAATAGTGGCACATACGTTCCGGTATAGGGTTGCCCCATGTCGGAACCCGTTACGTTGGCTTCGACCACCTGCGATGAACCAGACCCGAAGAACAAGCGGTTCTGAAACACCGCCATACAACGGCTATCCCAGCCGGTGAATTTGCCCCATGCCCCCGTGCGGAGATTGGCGACATAGAGAACAGGAGGCAGGCTGTTCACACTCGGCGGATTCACGATGGCGATCTGATTGGCGGACCAAATCTGGCAGCGCCAGACTGATCCGAAGCGGGCCGCGACCTCGTCATTCCAGATTGTCTCGATCTGCGCCGATACCGCCGATGGCGATAGAACAGAAAAGTCCTTTTGCAGCGCGGCTGACAACGGGACAAGACCGATATCGGTTGCGATGACGATATCGCCGCCAGCGCGGAAGTGCGCATTCGGCCCGAGCGGCCGCCCGATCCGATAGACGCCGACCTTGGACCACGTTGTCGCCGTGCCAGGATCTGTGCCCTGATAGACAACAACCTCTCCCTCAGTCGTCACAAACGCGCATTGCTCTTGCAGACCGCCCGCACCAGTTTCCAGCGACCACGTTGAACCGAATAGCAACGAACCGCCCAAATTGAACACGCCGCCCAGCGGCAGTTCAACCGCAGCACCGCCAATCGAAGCAGCCGGCAGATACCAAGCGCTCAGGCTGTCCTTCTCGATGAAGAACAACCGCTGTTGATGCTGCCAGACATATGACAGTTTTGTCGGATCAGTGATGCCGGTGATCGCCGGCGTCGTATCCCATGCCGATCCGTCGAAAACTTGCGGCGTGTCCACGCCATTCACAGCGCGAAGAAACACACCGCCCGACGTAGCGAACTGCACAACAGACCAATCGCCGCCCGTCAGGCTGCTCACCGTCGCCGGCGCGCGTGTAATCGATGGGATATAGGCGACCGCCGCATCCCCGCTCCCTGACGCTACAAATCGATTGCCGAGGCCATCCGTGAAGTAAACCTGCGGCGTCTTGGTTGAGATATCGCTGATCGTCGTCGCTGTCGCAGCGAACAATCGTTCATTGTTTCCGTTCTTATAGGTGAACAGCGACGTGACGGCCTCAACGCCGTCTGAAACGATCTGATAAAGCTGCGATCCTCGCCGCAAAAGCGCATCCGTCGCGCGCGGGATGAAGTTTTCAAGGATGAGCGCACCACCCGACGGCGGCTGTGCCGGGTTGGCATTTGCGATGATACCAAGCGTCGGCGCCGGGATCGTGTACGGCTTATAGGTGGCCGGTTTTTGCGCCGTCTGTCGTGCGGTTGCGCGCCCCGAGCGGATCATGGCGAGCGCATTCCTTCGTCAAACTTGGCGTAGTCGGCAATCGCGGCCTCGTACTCCGCAAGGTAATCCTGAAAATCTTGACCAAGTTGCCGCCGCCAACGCCAGATCGTGCCTTGCGTCACCAGCCGCTCAGGCACCAATGGCACGTCTCCATCATTGGACCATTTCGCGCCGGTCGGGCCCCATGCGTTGCTTTGATAGGTCACCGTCACAGTGTCGGCATATGCGAGATACGGATAGAACGCGATCGATCCGCCCGTCAGCATGGCGAAACGCGGCGTTCCGACCGTTGGCGTCAAGCTGTTCCACTCATCCGCCGAAAGTCCCGTGCGAATAGGCGATCCCGTCGATGTCACAACCGACATGCCAGCAACCAGCCGCAGAAAATCAGCCGGCAATGCCAGCGCGCCAGGATTCCCCGTTCCGGTGATCGTCGCCGTCTTGCGAAGCGCGGTCCAATCCGCGCGCCGCGCCAGTTCGTCACCCGCTTCCGTCGAAAACACGGCGATCTTGACCGCATTATCATCGTTGACGTTGGCGAGCACTGACGCCGGAGCCTTCACGCCGACATTGGCAGCAACGTTTGCAGCGATACTAAGCAGGCTCATGGGGTGCAGCCTTGGACACGAACCACGGAATTAGCCCAGCGCGCCCGCTCGTCACCGACGCGCAATTCCGACATCGCGCCATCGAGTAGCGTCTTTGTGGCTTGGACTAGATCCACGTCTTTGAGGAATTTTGCGGCTTCAAGTCCGACCGCATATAGGTAAACGTCGGGACAGTCTGCTAGCAGCCAATTCGTCGTTGTTGGCCCAGCAGTCAGCGTAGGCAGCTTTGCGTAGTATTCAATGTCACGGTCGCCGCTATACCCGTTGATGTAGAGGCTCGTCCCGTCAATCGAGTATTTTGACCACATCGAACCCGGTCGCTTGGCATCTGCCAACGACCCGGCGTGCATCTGATAGCCGTTAAGGCCGAACACATGCAGCATTTCAATGAAGTCGGCCGGCAACGCGACAACGCCGTCAATGAGCGTCAGCGTGGCCGCTGTGATCATCTGACGGCAGCGCAGTTCCTTGTTTAGATAGGATTCCGCCGCCTGCACAAGGCGCGGCATGACATCGGACAGATTGCGATTGCCAACGTGATCGCCAACAGCAAAGCGCAGATCGAGATAATCGGCAAAGACGCTCATACCTGACCGTCCTTCGTTCGCCATGCCCGGTTGTCGCTGGAATTGAGCCAGCGCGAGACATAAGCGTCGTCGCCCTGCTCGTGCGCCTTCAAGAGCCCAAGGTTTTCATCGTGAAGGACATTCAACGGGATCGATGCCACCCGATGCCAATCCCCGCTCCATGCCTTACCGGCTTCATTGCGGACAGTCTCGTTTTGAGCCATCGTTGCGGCGACCGGGTAATCCGTTCGGACATGCGTTTGCTGCCCATCAAACATCACCCACACTGAGCGCCCCGTCGCTATGTCGTAGTCGTGCAGGGTCCAGTCGCCGTCCTTGATCGTCATTATTCGGGCCGTGTTTCGCCAGCCTGAACACGTCGGATCGCTCCCGATGCGATTCCGTCGAGCACCTTTTCATCAAGCGGAACTTTGATCCACGTCCCCTGACGGATACGCTCGGCGTTGCCAGGCTCGCCAACCCAAATATCGCGCAGAATCTCGATTTCGATTTCCGGCGCTTGCTGTTTGTCTGCCATGTTTCTTCCCATAAAAAGGGGCCGCACAAGGCGACCCCTCAAGGCTGATGTTGCGTCGTTTACGAGACGGCGGCGCTGACCGAAGTTGCCAGCGTGCCGGAACCGATCAGCGCGCCATTGATGCGCCAAAGGTTTGCGGCCACGTCCTCCGCTTCGACATACGATCCGGCGATGCCGCCGGTCGTGGTACCGTTGCAGGTGATCGTGTCGTCGGTGCTGGTCAGAGCTTCCCCGAAGTCCGCCCCTGCCGCACCCGTTGCCAGACTGGTCGTGATGCGGCCTGCCATGGTGTCTGACGCGTTGGCTACTTGCAGCTTGAAGCTGTTCGAGGTGATCGTAGTGCCGACCATGACGCGGAAACGCGCGCCCGAGCCGGTAGCTGCCGGGAGCGTAACGACGCACCCCGCAGCGCGGTTGATAACCACAATTCCGTCGTTGTGGAGCGAATAGTTGAGCGTCAGCGTCGCATCGGTGACGATAGTCGGTTTCAGTGCATACATGTGCGTTTCTCCTTACGACGCCGAGGTCAGGCCGAAGAGATCGGCCGCGACCCCCAAGCCCTTTTCGTTGCTCACCTTGAGCGTGCCCTCACCGATGATCACGCCGGCATCCGCGTCAGCGTTAACGCGGACCTTCTTGTCCTCCTGGATTTTGCGAAGCCAGAGGAACGACACCATGTCGGTATCGAGGAAGAAGGCGTTGCGAGCCACGGCTCCCGAAGTCGCCATGACGCGGTTGGGCTTCACCATGATCCGACCGAACGGACCTTCGTAAATGTCCGCATTGGCGATGATGGTGTTGTTGCTGCCGTTATCGACCGCATGACGGAACGGCGCGACGTTGGCGTCCGACATGAAGGTGACGAACACCGACTTGACGTAAGGCGACACAACCACGGAGCGGAAGTTCGCACCGGAATTGTAGCCCTGTTGCATCACGTTATCCATGATGACCTTGGTGAACGCGCGCTGCGTTCCGTTGGTCGCCGCAACCGTCAGACCAGTGCCCGAGTTGAAGCCGCCATTGGCGCCGCCAGCGTCTCGGCTGACGTTGCTGGTGATCCACGTCGGCAAGCCGCCAAACTCGCGCGTTGAACCGCCGACAGACGCGTTGTTGGTCACGATGGCCAACTCAACGTCCTTGCGGATTTCGACGCCCTTCTTCAGCTTCTGGTGCTTGCGCTTCTGGACCTTCCCGGCCTCGTCCACAACTTCCTGCGTGTTCGAGATGATCCAGTCCTTACGCAGGATCTGCGTGTAGTCTCCCATGCGGGCCGGCGGGGTTACCTGACCGAAGTTGTATTCCTCGCCTTCAGGCCGGATATTCTCGGCCGGCGCGGCGAGTTCTTCAGTCTCCCACTCGGGATGCGTCGAGACGCACTTGCCTTTGGGGATCATGGTATAGATCGGCGTATCTTCCGGGGTAATGCGGGACACGATGTCCGACAGTTCTTCCCGGTTGCCGACCGCAGAGGTCGAAAGGAAGGTATTGGTAACAGCGGCCATTATGGCCTCCTATGAAGATGGGGTTTCATTCAAAGTCGATGTCCAAAGCGTCATGGATCGACCCGGATTTTGCCAACCGCTTCATCGCGTCCTGATTTGCCCGGATTTTCGCCGGGACTTGCCGCTTCTGCTGGGCCATCGGCGGGACATTGGCGACTTTCTGCGTCGCTTTTGCCTTCGCCTTTTCAGCCGCCATGCCAAGATTGGCGTAGTACGCCAGCTTGAACATGCGATGGTCTGTCACCCCTTCCAGTTCCTGCTGCGAGTAGCCGAGTTCGTTGGCAACGCGCGAAACGTCGTCGAAGAACTTCTTTCGCGTTTCAGGTTTCATCGTCTGCGGGAATGCTTCCGCGAGCTTGGCGTTTTCCGACTGTAGAAGCTCGGCACGCTGCTCTTGGGTTAGCTTGTTCACCGCCTCTTTCGGGGCTTGGGCTTGCTCGATAACAGATGCCACTTGCGCCATCATCGCATCGTGCATGGCCTTGTCGGCAACGTATTTGCCGGGGTCGGTCATTGCCAGACTTGCATCAGGCGCGGGCGGAATCTGCTTAACCAGGAGGTCTGCAATGGCGTCCACGGAAGCCGTGACGCGGGTTGACAATGCTTCAAGATCGCGGCGCTTGTTTCCAAGCTCTTGCGTCTTGCGTGTGTAGTCCGCCTGTCGCTGATAGCCGGCCTTTAGCTCGCTAATCGGGAGCTTTTCGCCTGCAACATCGACAACGGCATCATCCTTGACCTCGGCAGGCTGTGCGCCTTCCTCGGTTTCGGTGCCGTCTGCGGGTTCTTCGGCCTCTTGCCCATCTTCAACGGGCGCATCCGTCTCGCTGTCGGTTTCGGTCCCGGTTTGCTCAACTTCTTCGTTGGCCTGATCTTCTTCAGGTTCTCCGAAATTGAGATTCGCAGGATTGTCGAGAGCGTCGGAGGGTTCAGCACTATCGATCCCGGAATCCGGGGTGTCGGTTGCCTCTGTCATGTGTGGTCCTTGGGTTTTGCCGGATTAGGCCGGCGCCTGCTTCCGGTTGGTCGTTTGGTCCTCTTTCGAGATGACTTCGACACGTGACCGGAAGTCGCGAATTGCCCTCACCTGCGCTAGATGCGCCTGTCGGGCTTCGTGATCGTTGTAACTGGCATGGAGAGCGGCATTCACCGATGCCTGCTCTAGCTCGTCCATGATCTCGCCAAACAGCGAGATTGACAGAATATCGCGGGCAGCCTCGGCGCGGCTCATTGAACAGCGCGGCCCATCTTGACGCGAATACGGGGCCGGTAGTGGATCTTCCGCCAGCAGTCGATATCGGAGCCGCTCCGGCCATTGTATCGGCCTATAAACTGGTCGTAGATCATGCCATCTTCGAACAGAACCGCGACCGGCTCGGTCGCCTCGCCTTCCGGGCAGGCGGCCCAGTGGCCGCCCTCCTCTTTCAAGATGGCGACCGGCTCTGCACTCCAAGTGACGACACCAACCGTTCCGTCGTCAATTGTCGGGCGAATAGAGAAACTGTTCGGCCATAGTCTCATTGTGCTGCCTGCCTCTCGTTCGTTTCAAATGCCCGACCGATAGACGCCGCCTGCGCCTGCTGCACGCTGGCCTCACGGTCTTTCTCTGCGCGAGCGTCGGCCCGGTCCATTTCCTCACGCTTCAAGGCAATGTCGGCCTGCAACTTGCTCATGGCGATCCGCTCATTCGAGGCGATCTTCTCGCGCTCAAGCTGCATCTTGTCCGCATCGGCCTGCGCTTTGAGCGATGCATCGTGCATCTTGGCCTGCGTTTCCTTTTCAAGCTCGGCCTGCTTCACGACAAGGTCGGCGTTCCGCTGCTCACGCTCGCGGCTGGCATCGACCTGCATCTTCTTGTCGGCAAGTTGTAGCTGCACTTGCCCCCTGGCCTGCTCAATCCGCAACTGGCCTTGCGTCTTTTCCTGCTCAGGCGAAGGCTTGTTCTGCTGCGCCTGCAACAGCGCCTGCACTTCCTGCGGATCGGGCTTGGTGAAGTACAGATCCGGCGACTTCAACCCGGCCGCCTCAACCATCTTCGAAACCGCGTTGTAAACCTGATCCGGCTTCACGAACGGGTTATTCGGCCCGAATGCAGCCAGTAGCTTTTCCTGCATCCCGGTCACGAACTGCATCATCATCAGATCGCGTTCCCGCGTTCCAGCCCCGAGGCCGGTATTCACGGTGCAATCCATGTCCGCATTCCAAGTGCGCGGGTCGAACTCCACCCACTGATTGCGAAGTCTCACCGTGCGCGGCTTGTCCTGGTGCTGGATGATCAGCTTCAACAGCCCGCGAAACACCGGCTTGAGGCAGTTCGCGATGGTCCGCACCATCAATTCGGTCTGGCCGATGCCAGCCTGCTCGATCATGGCCGACGCCTTCGCCGTCATGTTCTGCAAGGCATCCGGGGCCATGCCGCTGGAAGCGTCAGAGATGCCCGTGCGGTCGTGCTTCTCCTCATCGAGGTATGCGAGCATCTGATAGGATTTATCGGCCACAAACGGCACGACGTTAAATCCTAGTGCCGCTCTCACGTCCAAGCCCGGCTTAACCCGGATCGGCAAGCCAAACACTGGGCTTGTCACGGATTCCGGGTTGACGATCTGGCCTTCCTGCACAATCGGCTGCTGATTATTCTGCCAGTATAGATTATCCAGCGTCTGACGCAGCAACACCGTTTTGATTTTCTGGATATCTTCCGTGTCGTCAAAGACTGAATTGCCTTCCCACTGATGGGGCCGGCGTTCGCAAACAATATCGGCGTAGTTGATTTCGTCCCACGGCTCGTTTTCGAGCAGATATTTTTCCGTCAGGCCGCCCGCGAACACCAGCCGGCGAAGCTCCGCAATCCCGTCCCCGTCAACATCGACCCGCGCCAGCAACTCGTAATACTCGATTTCCTCCATCGCCTTCGATGCAGGGTCGTCTCGCACCCATTCCTCACGGCGGCGCGTGGTTGCCTCGGCATCCTGCTCGCTGGTGTTAGCCCCAGCCATCGGGATCAGGTCAACCTTGTCCCGGTCATATCCCATCGCCACCAGATCGGAGCGGCGAATGCGGTAGTTCTCACCCACGACCGGCGAATCCAGCATCGTCAGCGCGTCGGGATGGATCAGGAAGTTTTCAGGCTCAATTGCCGCCAGCTTCGGGCGAGAACACACCGTCTTGCGCCTGATCTTGACATCATGAACGCTAACTTGCGCCTGTGTCCCATCAGGAAGGCCGATTTGTTCGGCGCGCTCGGTATGCGCTAGCACTTCGACATCATCAGATCCGACAAGGTGGGCAAAGGCCATGTCATCAAGCCCGGAATGCTCGGAATACTTTACCTCGATGCGCTTGTCCTGCCACCACTTGATGATGCCGTTACGCAGCCGCAGCGCGTCGTCAATCGCGTCATGCACCGCGTTAGGGCCATCGCTCTCCGGGAACACAAGCGAGTTGATGTAATCCGTGGCCTGATCCGCCACAGCCTCGTCACCCTGTTGGCTCGGCTGATACTCGACAACCTTGTCGTTGCCCAGGATGATGCGGACAACGGATGGCAGAACCTTCTTGATCTCGCCACGCACGTCTCGCGAGACAACCTTGGACCGGCCATCATCGCTCGGCGTGTCCTTCATCACGCCGTCGAAATACTCCATCGCCCGCAGGCGATCAGGGTATTGGATCGTGCGATAGGCTTCGCAGTCCCGAACAAGGCTTTGAACGACCTTGCACAGTTCCACGTCTTGCATTTCGGCCATTAATGTTCCTTACGCCACCTTGCGGGGCGAGAATTTCCAAGACGTGCTGTCTGGTTTCACGGTCGCGAACCGCAGCATCATCAGCGCGTATCGCGATGCACTGATCACGTCGTCTCGCTCTTTCACGATCTTGCCGTCCTTGCGATGATACAGCCGACGTTCCTCAAGCCATTCACCGCAGGTCGAAAACACCTTCCAACGGCCTGTCTGCATCCGTTGCAGCATGTCCGAAATGCCGGCCTCAACGCCGTTGGTCCCGTCATCGAACGTCGCGCGCTCAGGGAGCATCGCAAGGTTCTGATCGCGATATTGCTTGGCGAGTTGATCGCCGCTGCCCTTGTCGTGCTGCAAGCCGTCATGCGGCCATGCCCACGGTATCCAGTCGCCCCACGGTCTCAGCGCAGCCGCGTGGATGATCGGCGTTGTCTGCCGCTCCCGGTAGTTGGAGATGACATAAACAGTGTCGTTATCTCGATCCCAAGCCAGACGCACAGCACCGAACGGGTGATCATACCCGAAGTCCACGCCGCCAATCTGCGGCCAAATCTTCGGGATATCGAACGGCTGGACAACAATGCTCTCCTCAAGCACCGGGAAGATCAGACCGCTACCGAGCGTCGGGATGCCCTTGGTGCGGGCTTCACGCTCATGCGCCGGGTAACCGTCAATGATCGTCTTGCGCTCGGCTTCCGTGAAGTGCGCCGCGTCGTCAATGGTCATCGTAACCTTGGCGCGATCAGGGCTTTCCTCAAGGAAGAACCGGGCCACCACGCTCGACATGCCCTTGAGCGGCGTAAACGTCACCATCACCGACCCCTTGGTCGCGTTGGTGCGCGTTATGCCCTCGAAATACACATCCTCCGGCGGTTCTTCATCGAACCAGACAAAATCAACCGTGTTGGCCTGCCACTTCGATCGGCCCTGATCGTAGCTCTTGAGATACAGCGTCGAATAGCCGCCCGACACATGCTTGACCGTCACCGTGTCCAAGGCATTCGAGACGCCCATGCGCCGCGTGCGGTCCTTGATGCAACGCTGCGGGATAAACCCTGTGCCCCATTCCTCTTCGCGATCAGGCGGCCCTACCAACAGCCGCTGCACGCCATCGCGCGTCAGTTCTGCCGATTCCGACCCGGCAATCACAATGCCAGGCTTGTCGAACCGGCGCCCCTCCCACCAATCGGGATATTCGCCCGTCAAATGCATCGAGGTTTCGGCCGCGCCAGCCAGCGTCTTGCCCAACTGATTTCCCGCGACGAACAGCCTCTCGCGCACCTTGAGAGCGTGAAATTCCTTTTGCTTGGGATACGGCTTGTAGTGTTTCAGCCGGTTAGTGCGTAATCGGCGCTGCCTCTCCGCTTCCAGTCTCGTTATCAGCGCCGATTGCTGATCTGAGGACAGAGATTGCAGCATCGAGAGATTCGTCATCGAAATCCTCGATCTTGTTGGTGACATCTGCGGTCATGGTCAGCGGCTTGCCGTAGCCACGGTCCAGAATTTCCTTTGCAGCGGCTATCCGAATGCGGCCATCAGGGTCCTTTAGGCCGTCCGTCAGCACGTCTAGCGCGGCGTCCGTATGTTCCCGAGCCTTTGCGGCGATGCCCTTCGGACGGCCCCCAGGGTTGCCAGAAACGCCTTTCGGGAACGGACGTCCAATCGGCTGCTGCTTTGCTGTTTTCAGCGTTTCGTCAGCCATTGATCGTCTCTCTCAGCACGCCCAGCGCCTTTTCAGCCTCCGGCGTCCTCACCGTGTCGTCCACGATCTGATACGGCAGCGCGACGAACCGGTCCGGCCCACGCGTTGCTACCGGGCCATCCTGCGGAACGCGCGTCACCACGCGCTCAACCAGTTCTGACGAGCGCGGAGCCGGTACGCCTGGCTTGCCCATCATGTGAGCCGTGCAAGCGTCGATATGCTGCTGCACGGCAGCCGCGAACTGATCGGCAGGGCCTGATTGGCTGAGAGGGATTTGGATCATAGCCGGCCCATCACGCGAACAATCAAATCAGCATTCCAAGCTACCCAAAATGCTAGACCAGCAGCGGCCAAAAATCCCGGCAGCGCTAGAGCGGCATTAAACGCCAGATGATGGCCCGCCTCTCGTTGCCATTCGGCTTCGGCCTTACGGTACGAAGCCTCCACAAGACTGCGCTGATCCTCTGGGTAGGCGGGGAGATACGGAGGAAATTGTCGTGGTCGCATTTGGATCATCCCCATCCCCTCAAAACAAAACCCCGCCTGTCGGGGCGGGGTGTGTGGTATTCAAGACGGCAAGTACGATTCGAACGTACGGCGATGACGCGTATTGAGTATCCGGCCTCACGGCCATCGATTAGCCGGTTAGACCCTTATAGAGTTCGGGTTCAAGCTTCGACCACTCAGTCATTGCCACCCTGAATGCAATTTGCGCCCGAGAAGCTGAGCCTCCGGGCGCATGTAGTCATCATCTATTTCGCACGGGAACTGATTTGCAACGATCTGTCAATACCGAAAAACGTCACCAGCTTATCGAGGCCACTTTTCAACACCTTTAACGTTTCGAAATCCGCCACTGGCCGGTCAAGGATGACGTGCTCTTTGACAGCGCGCGGCGCTCGATTGCCAGCCTCGCCGCAAGCCTCGAATGCGCGGCGGCTTCTGAGTTTGATTTGCTCCGCTTCCTCCGATGTGAATTCCCGGCCATTAGCGCCCCGCTGGTTCGTCAAATCTATCGCCCGTGGGTGAGGACTCTCCGCGTCGTAAACCGCACGTAGCGCCGCCGCTAGGCGAGCATATGCCTCTCCAGCTTCCTTCTGCGCTGGCGTGATACCACCACGCAGCATCAGGCGTCCAAATTCGGATTCGGCATCGGTCATTTCACGAAACCGAACCGGCACCGACCGGCGGTGCGGCTGTGCGGCAACTTGTGCCTTCGGGTTGACGTAGGTTTGCGCCAACCGACCACTCGGCTTGCGTCGTCCTGATTTGCGCGGTCGTCCGACCATGATGGAAATTGCCCCGTTTCGTTTCGTGATAGTCTGACGCACCCACACTAGGCCGATCATTTGGCTTCTCGCGGCCTGATTTCGTAATACAGGCCAGCGAAGCGATACTGATACCATTCCAGCCAAAGCCAGCGCTTGCTTGAACCTTCGCCTAAGCAGATCGGCAACACCGCGAACCACCAACGCCACGGGTCACGCTTCGATACCCACTGCATCCTAAATCCTCCCCCTCGAAGTTAAGCCACACTCCCGCGACCAACGGATGCCGGGTCGGGCTGTCATCGGTTTGCCGATAGCGTTGAAATAATCCATCGCTCGATCTCTGGATTGTGCTCAGCCAGGATCTTTCGATCCTTTCCGTTAGCCAGTCTCTCGCCGTTCCAGCCCAGCCACCAATTTCGCTTTGGCCCGTTGCTGGTACGGATGAGTTTTAAGTTTCGCCATGGCAACGCAGATTTGTTCGGTCGCTCGAACAAAACAAAATCACCGTTCGTCGCGATGGGCATCAACTCTGGCTCTGCGCCACGGCTGACTGGTCCTTGGTGTCGTGGTGTCATTTCAGGGCTCCTCTATAGAGGAGGAGCCCCAAACGACACCCCAAAACGACACCAAAAAGGACGGGTATCGCGATACTAAAAACGATACTAACGATACTAACGATACTAATGGAACTCGGTATCATGCGAGCCTCCAAAGCTTCCTGTTGTCGTCACCATCATCGGCTCGAACGACCAATTCCTTGTCGTTGAGAGTTTCGAGCGCGCGCATGATTGACGTGTTGTGTGCCCCGGTCATGAGCGCCAGCCGTGTCAGGCCAAGCGCCTCGCCGGCATCTTTCAACGCCTTGATGATCGCTCTTTCGATCTTCCCCAGCCGCTCAGGCTGAGCCGTTCCCTCTGGTTCGGCCGATCCGGTTTCTTCGCTAAGATTCAGGATCAGGGTCGATTGTTCGGTGTTGTTCTGTTCGAAGTGGATTTTGACTGCTGTGAGGTTGATCGTCTTGAACTCGTCGAAATCTTTCTGCTTGCCTTTTGGTGCTTCGTTGATCAGTTCGATGCCGGTTGTTTTGCGTCGCACATGGATGACGGTATCGGCTGCGTTCCGCAGGCCCTCGTTGCCGAGTTCGTTCTTGTCGGTGTCTTTGCCGCCGTGGTGAACCACCATCAGATGGGCGCCTGTGGTTTGCCGTATCTTTTCGCAGGCATCCACGAATGCGTTCATGTCGGCCGGCTGGTTCGGATTGCCGCCGCCGAATGTCCGGCTCAGCGTATCCACCACGATCATGGCAATCGGTCGCGCCTGGTAATCGAGGGCCAACAACAGCGCCGAAATGTCCTCATCCTTGGGGAAGGTGAGCGCGTGCGGAATGATTTGGAAATCGGGCTCAGGAAGGTCACGGCCACGGGTCTTAATCCACCCCAGGGCGCGAGAGCCCAAGCCGCGCGCACCTTCCGCCGCCATGTAGACAACGCGACCCTGTTTCACGGACTTGCCGTGCCAATCCATGCCGGTTGCCACGCAAAGACCCTGATCCAGCGCCGCGAAGCTTTTAAGCGATCCTGAGCGCCCCCAGACCATAGAGAGGCCGTTGACCGTGATAACGCCATCGATCAGCCACTCAGGCGGCGGCAGGGTGGATAATTCGCTGATCGACAGGAGCCGCACACGAGGCTTCGGAGCGGCTGCGATGGCGGTTGCCGATGCAATCAATTCCTGAGCGTCCCGGCCCTCCGCAACACAGTCCGCTGCGTCCCACTTAGCCGGGCTTCCTGCCGGCGGCGTGACCCCGAGAACCTGGCAGCCAAGCGCCGCGAGACGTTCCGAGACGTTCTTGGCGTACTGGAATCCGGGCTCATCGTTGTCGGGCCAGATGATGACTTTCTTGCCGGCGAGCGGCGACCAGTCCGTCTTGTCGATCGGTGCGTGGGCTCCCTGCATCGCGGAGGTCGCGGCAATACCAAGTTTAATGAGGGCATCGGCGCAACCCTCGCCCTCGCACAGCACTACCTCCGATGCCGTGGCTATTTCCGGCAGATGATAGAGCGGCCGCAGATCAGGGGCGCCCATGACCCACTTGGTCACGCCTTCCTGGGTGCGGTGACAGTATGGCCGGAAGGTTTTGGATGCTCTCGTACCGTCCGGCTCATATCGCACCACGGAGGCAATGACGTTGCCGCGAAGATCGAAGTAGGTATAGGTCGCGACAGGTGCGCCAAGCTCAATAAGATCGGCGCGCGGCTTTGTGCCAAGCTCCGCTTTCTTCTGTGCGATATACTCAACCGGCGTCGGTTGCCACGGAGCGCGCTCGATCTCGATTGGATCGTTGAAAAAATCCTTGGCGATTTCCTTGAGCGACAGGACGAAATTCGAATTGTCCCGATAGCCACGGAATGCGCGATAGAGGCCGATCAGATCGCCGCCCTCGTCGGTGGCGTGATCCTTCCATAGGCCAGCATCGGGTCCGCTCAGGTGGATTGAGAGCGAAGCGCCCGGCGTGCCGTAAACGTCGCCAACGCGCGCTTCGTTCTTGTTGATGAATGCGCGGCCCGAAAACAGCCATTCGACAAACGCGCGCGCATCGGCGTGCAGACGCTCGCGAATATCATCCGCGTCCACTTGCCTCTGTCCAGTGTCCCCCTGGCGCTTGGCGGTATTGAAGTCGAGTATTTGCCCCGTCACTTCGTCGATCCGATCTCCTTATGGCTACGCAATACAAATGCCTGTGTTAATTTCTAAGCAGCAAACTCGCCGTGAAGTTGGAGCGAAGCCCTCCGATAAGCCTCGCTGGCTGAAAACGGATCATCAAAGAAACCGAGCGTTCGCCGTTTCCCGTAGGCTGCTATTGTTGCTCGCCACTTCTGTCTGGTTGAACACCACGACACGCCCTTAAAGCCGCTTTTATTATTGCGATTGATTGAGCGGTTGAATTGGTTTTGCGAATACGATGCTTCGCGAAAGTTGCTGATGAAATTGCTGCTCTTAGTGCGGTTACGGTGGTCAATGATTGCTGACGGCCATTCTTTAGTGGAATGGAACCACGCGAGACGATGCTCCATGAAATTCATTCCATCGATCTTTACGTACCGATAGCCATTTTGATGGAGTCTGCCTGCCCGATCACCGGCTTTCACGCAGCGCCGCGAAACTCTCCAATAGAATGCACCATCACGATAGACGAGCAGTTCGCAAAGTCTGTCATGAGATAGCGCGTCTTGCTTTTCGACATTTATTGTCATGCTTCACCTTCCCAACAGCGCGATTTGTGGGAACACATGCGGCAGCGCCAGTCGGTCGGCTTGTCGGTGATGCGTCCGAGCAATTCGCCGGCCTGAGTGGCGCGGATGACCGTTACGGCCCGGTCTGACCACGACTGCGCGGCCTCTGCGTTGAACGGGACAGGGATATGAAGAATTTCGCAATTGTCGGAGTTGACGGCGGTGAACAGCGCCGGGTTCTCATCGAGGCCGAGATAAGCCATGTAGATTTGGACCTGAGCGAAATACTGCGGATACGCTTTCTCGATGCCGTCCTTTTCAAGCTTGCGCCAACCGGATGCTCCGATGGCTTTGTGCTCCCACAGGCAGGGATAGGCCAAACCATCGATTGCCGGCCCGGCCATGATGATCCCGTCGCAATGCCCCTTGAACAGGCCATCAGCGGCGGTAAACCCGGTTGCCGGCGTTCCCCGCTCCATGCGGAAGCCGGCGCCGGCCATCGCCTTCACCGTGATTTCCTCGAACATATGTCCACGCGAGAAAATGCGTTTGGTGCGTGCCGGGTGCGTCGAGTCGCATTGCCAATCGTATTGAACCTTGCGAAGGCATTCCGATCCGATGCCCGACGCACCGAGGTAGGTCCGACGTTCTTCCCGCTGTTCCGTAAGCGCGGCTTTGTCTAAGGCCGCGTTAACGGCGGTGTTCACGTCTGAGGATGACAAGTTTGAGCGGTTGAGGTCGAGCATCAGAAAGGCACCTCATCGTTTAGTTCATCGCGCGACATCAGCGGCCCGCCGCTCATGGCCGATGCTTCGCGCTCCATCTGTGGCTGCGAAAGGCGCTGTACGATCTTGTCGGTCGCGCCTTCGTCACGGGCGGCAAGTGCGCCATCGACAAGCTTGTGGATTTGCCACGCGAAGGAAACGATCTGATCCTTCGACCAATCGCCAACGGGCTTGGACCAATCCACATCGTTCATGGAGCCGAGCGCCGGAAGGATCGAGGAAACGGCTCCGGCCTCCCAAGGCTCTGCACCGCGATAGGACATTGCGCGGATGGCAGTGTCGTAACCGATGCCTTCGGCCACGGCCTGTTCAGCTTTCGTCTTGATCCATGCAAAGACCGCCGCCGCCGCGATCCATCCCCATTCGAGTTCGGACAGCGACGACACCATGGCACGGCCATTGATGCCCTCGCCTCCAACAACCTCGCGGCAAGCATTGATCGCGGCACGAGTGGCTTTGGCTTGCCACTCGTCCTCGATCTCGCTGAATTTGCGAGCTGCCTGTGCCATCAGGAGGCCCAGGACGGCTTGCCGGGCGCCGCTGCGGTAGCTGCCTGCTGAGCCACAACGCCAATCGGTGCCATGTTCTGCTGCTTGGCGACCTGTTCGACCTTGACCCAAGCCTTGCGATCCGGCGTCACGGCTGCATCAAGGGTGTTCTTGTCCTTGTAGCCCGATCCTTCCTTGGCCTTCTCAATGCCGATCTTGGCGACGAAGCGCATCCCGTCGAAGTCACCCCAGGAATTTACCCGCCGCGCCGCCTTGGCCGCATCGGATTCGTCGTCAGGCCGAATGCCCTTTGCGCTTTCGAGGATGCCACGCAGACGAGAAGCCGAAATTTCCGCTGCCTTGGCGTGGCCTTCCGTCGTGCCCTCGACAGTGAAAAGCGACCAGAACTTCCGCTTTGCGAACGGTCCTTCGACCACAGTGAACTCACAGTCCATTGCCTGACTGTCGCCGTTCTTCGAACGCTTGAGCCAACCGCCCTCGCCGGCATTGCCGGGCCGGACGGTCATATGAACGACGGCAACCGTGCCATCGGCAATGAGCCCGCCTTCACGCTGTTCCTGTGCATTGTTGAAATCGAAAGCCATGTCGTGCTCCTATGCTGCTTCTGTGGTAGTTGAGGTGGACTGAGGAATGGTGTGATCGACGGCGCGCCGCTGCCCCTTGCCGGTCAGCTTGGCGAGCCACTTCCCGAGGTGCGGTTCTTCGATCTGTTCGAGGCGACCCGAGCGATCCTTGGCCGGATAGCTCCAAGCGTTCGGCTGGGTGCAGACCAGAGCGCGGACTGGATTGCCGTCACCAAAGTCGATGAATTGCATTGTGGCGATCTGATCGACGATGCCGGGCAATTCCTTGCCGGTTTTGCCGCCCTCGATCTGCAACTGCCACGACGTGACGTTGAATTCGTCTTTGAGATTTTCGAGGATCCCGACGAAGATGACGTTCTTGCCGCGCGTGTGCTGCAAGTGGGTCAGCCACCCGATCATTTCGCGGCCCATCAGACCGTAGGTTCCGCGAACGTCCTTCTTGCCCCGGTCATTGAAACTTTCGGGCTGTTGCTCGCACCACTTGAAGCAGAGGCGGCCGGCCACGGTGATCGAGTCGATGAAATATGTCTGGTACTTCGCCAGCGCGTCCGTGCCGCCCATCGATTCCACGATGGCGTCGTAATGAGCCTGCGAGAATACCGCCGTGGCAGGCAGCGCCGGGTTCGGTCCGCCGAGATAGCAGGCCAGATCGCGGCATTCTTCCCAGGTGCGCGGCTGGAACGTATCAATGCCAACATCCTGCACAGCGAGGTCGCCGGCTTCGAGGTCGATGAACAATGTGTTGTTCGGATCGAGGGTGCGAAGCAGCGTCGTCTTGCCGACACCGGCCGGGCCGACAATGAGCGCCTTGACGCCCTTGTGCTGGGCCATCCGCTCGTCGGCGGAAATAATCTTAAGCTTGCGTTCCATGACTTCTTCCTTTGCTGAGTTGAAAGCTTGCGAGGTGGTTAGTGTTGAACAGGTGCGATTGCTTGCGATAGGCCGGCTTGAGCGCGTCCCATTTGGTCAGGTGCTCAAGAGCCTCGTCGATTGTTTTGGCAGATGCCCAGAGGTGCCCAAGCGCTAGAACCTTGTCGCGAAACGCCTTCTGTGCCGGCGACAGCGAGCCTTTGGCCGCTTTCATTTCGAGCCACGCAATCCGGCCTTGCGGCAGGCATATGAAAATGTCCGGCGTGCCCCGGCGAACACCTTCGGCCTTGAGCCGGGAGGCAACCGCGATGTGGCGCTTTTCACCGTTCGGTACCGCGCGCGCTTCCAGTTCAGGGCGCAGCGCAAAAGCCAAGTAGTCGAACAAAGCGACTTGCAGGCGGTGTTCGGGTGACGAGCGTTTCATTGCGTCACCTCCCCACCCCAAAGCGCCTTCACCCCATCCGCACAGATACCAGCCAACTGCTGCGGCGTGATCTCGACACGTTCCAACGCCTGCCCGCGCGCCATGCCGAGTTCTTCGAACGTCAGATTGATGACGGGCTTGCCGTCTTGCACGGTGAGGAAGGCGAGCTTGGCTGTGCGGTCGGTCGTGATCATTGCGACAGCCTCGCGGTATTCTGCACGGCGTCGGTAATCATTGCGCGAAGCTGCGATTTCGATAGTTCTTCCGGCTTGGCGATGCTCGGTGATTTTCGAATGACGACCGAATGCACTAAGGTGCGCGGAGAAGTGACGGTCTTGAAGCGACGCGGCGCCCGCTTGACGCGAACCGGACTTGATCGCTGAGTGGCTTTCTTTTCGATCTTGAGACGGAGAGCGCGACCAATACATGCATTGCGCGAGATTGTTTTCCCAATGGCTGCGCTCAGGTTCGCGGCGATCTCGCGGAATGTCATCCCGTCAGCGCAGTACGAACGCAACAATGAATCTTGCTCTTTCGTCCAAAGCGCCATGTCACACCTTCATCTTGTGCAGGAAGGCATCAAGCTTCATCGTCCGCTTAATCATCGGCAGCGGGATTTCAGCGGTTGACCACGTGAAGCCGCATTTCGTGCAGGCGCGGAGCCGACGCACGTACCAGGTATCATGGCGCGTGGTATCCTCGATTTGACTTCCGCCGCCGCAGCCGGGCTGCGGACAGTTCGTAATGCTGCGCTTGGTGCGGAGATTTGGAGCGCCGGTCATTTAGCCTTCCTCTCCATCCACCATCGCTTGATCCGCGCGGTGAGCCACTTCCACAAAGCCTTCATCAAACGCATTCATCTGGCTCCTGAGTGCAGCGATCCGCTGCAACTCGGCTTGGTGTTCTTGTTCGACGCGGTTGCACAGCGCGTCATAGCTGGCGCGAATGTTCTGAAAGAGTGTGATGCGCGGTTCGCTGACGGTTTCGTTGCGAGACAGAAACTTTCGAATCCACGAGGACGACACACCGATTGTCTGCGCGACGATCTCATAAGCGACCGTGCGAGAACCGACGCGCCGGGCCTCTCGCTCGACGAGGAGCGACAGCGCGGTCCTGGTGGTTGAAGTCAACGTTGCGCTACTCATTTTACGCTTCCCAAACTTTGTCAGCATTTTCCAAATTTCCTCGTGCATGTTGCTGGACATGACGAGGTTGATTGACGAAACGGACACTTGGCAGACCCTCGCGGCGGCAACCGCGCGACTGCTACAAAGATACGAACAGCAAGAGGTAGATGGCGGCCGTGAATCCAATTCCGGTCGCGCAGATGAGAAGGACAGCAGCAGCGATGGCAGCAACATCAAGAAGCGCCGCGCAGCAGCGGGATAGGAAGCTATGCACCGTCGTTTCTTCGACCCGAGACGGTGCGACCGGGACCAACAGCCGGGGAGGTTTTACGGCTCGAAGCTGAATTGAATTGCGCGGGGTATTGCCCCCATCACCGCGCATGTGAGAGCCGGCAGGCGGACGTGCCCCTGTAGCCTGCCGGCTCGTCTTATCGAAGGTGATCAGCATGGCGCGCTCCGCAGCCTGCGAACTTCACGATCAAGCGCGGCACGAACGCCGCCGGTTACGTATGCGAACAACAGAGGATCAAGACCGGATTCGGAGGTGGAGGCCATCGCGTCGGCTTGTCCAATCGCCGCGACAGTCTCCACCTCGTCCGCGCCTAGCGGGGCTGCGAACTCGAACGGATTAGGCAGGTGATAAAAAACGCCAGCGCTGGCCGGCGAGTTGGCGCGTGGTGAGGAGCTTGAGATTTCACGCGCAAGAGGAAAGGTAATCATGGCTGCGCATCCACGGCCAACTTGGCCTTTTCCAGAGCGCGGATGCACTCGCCTTCGGTTATGTCACTGTGCTGGCAGAGATAACCAATCGAGATGCCGCCATTGATCAGCATTCGCCATTCAGGTTTGCCGGGAAGCTTGTATGCCGAGAAAAAATTCATCGCGGCAGCGGCGCCGACGATTGTCCAGGCAACGATCGCCGATAGGCGTAGAACCCTCATCCCCGTCTCCCGATCAGCGCCCATGCAAAAGCAAACGGCAGGATGGCAATGCCAATGGTGGAGAGAGCGTCGATCATGCGGCGCTCTCCGTTGATCGTTGGCTTTCAATGAAGGACCAAACACGATCCGCCAAATCCAGATTCGGCTTTCGACCACCACGAAGGTCGCCAACGAAATTAGGGTCTTTGGCTGCGGCCCGGCCAAATGCACTAGCGGTCATGCCGCTTTCGGAAAGGAAGGCCTCGATATCGGCCAAAAGGCGTTCTGCGCTGGTCATAAGCGGCATCTAATAGGACTATTCCTATCATGTCAATAGGCACATTCCTCCTTCCCTAAAATATAGGTAAAGTCCTACACAGGAGGCATGGATGTGGTGCGCAAATTGATTCTCGAAAAACTTTCAGAGAAAGGCCTCTCGATGAAAGAGGCCTCATTGCGCATTGGCAAAAGCCATTCGTACATCCAGCAATTTTTAAAGCGCGGCGTCCCGGCTCAACTCGACGAGGAAGTGCGCGGTCCGCTGGCTGAGTTGCTCGGCATCGACGAACAGGACCTGCGGGGCGTATCGTCGAAGTTGCCTAAAAGGGAATACGTTAAGACTAACCCTAGCAAACACGAAAGTTTAGTTGAGACGCCGAGCATTGGTCATAAAATACCCCAAAACCAACAAATTGTGCTGGAAACGCTGACGGGAGCCCAGCTTTTTGGTGAGCGGGATCTACCTGTTTTCGGGACCGCTCAGGGTGGCAGCGGGGCTCTTATTGTGACGGACCAGCCGGTCGATTGGGTCGTTAGACCGAATCCCCTACTTCGCGTAAAAGATGGATATGGGATGCTTGTTACTGGCGATTCCATGTCCCCCGAGCACAAGCCAGGATCTATAGCCCTTGTGAATCCGCATCTTCCTTGGCGGCCGGGCCACACATGCGTCTTTCGCCGGCACGATGATGACGGCACTGTTCACGCGATTATCAAGGAATTGCGCCGCTGGACGGACGATACTTGGTATGTCCGCCAGCATAATCCGCGACGGGATTTCACCCTGAAACGGGCCGAATGGCAGATTTGCCATGTAACAGTCGGCAGCTTTTTCTCAGGTTAGACAACATCTTATACGATCCGACGGCGCCTCCCGACCGCGAAACCATTTATTTATCCTATCGATAGGAATTTCCCTATTGACTATGAGATAGGAATAGTCCTATTCTCTCCCCATCAGCCAACCAAACACCGATGGGGCAAGAGCATGAGCAGCCAGCCAGACCTTTTCGTCATCATGGTCGATTACGGAAAGGGCGCTCCCCAAGCCATCGTCGATCAGAACGACAACTGGTCCGACGCTCTCGACAAGGTGAAAGAGGCGTGGGGCGCCGGTCACAAGGTCGTGTCGCTCACCCACATTCATGACGGCACGGCAGAAAATCGGCTGCTGGAAGCCTGCGAAGCTCTCAACACCGAGCCCGGGCGTGACGAAACCGAGCAGCGCATCGTTGACTGGCTGCGTGACCACTCCCGCGACCTCCGCAAGCATGAGGCCGCGTGATGAGCGCGACCAGCAGCAAGCACACGGCGGGGGTGGCTTCCGTCCGGCGTTCGAAGTGGCCGAGTGACGGCGAATACGACTACGCCGTTTCGTGTGAAGGCGCGCCTGTCGTCGCAGAGGCGTTTGGGCGCGCGGCGGACGGCTCTCTGCTCCCGGCCGAAGCCAACGCCGAACTGATCGCGGAAGCCTTCACCGTGGCCCACGAAACCGGCCTGACGCCACGCCAGCTTGCAGAGCGGTGCAAGGAGTTGGAGGCGGCGCTTAAAGTCGCGCAATCCTGTCTGGCAAGCACAACCTGCGACAGCCTTTACGACAACGCGAAGGCAATGATCAGCGCCGCCCTTTCCAAGACTGGCGGTGCGGCATGACGCCAGCCGAACGGAAGGACGCCAATCGCATCGCCTCAGAAGCGCGCTCGATGATCGAGGGGAAGCCCGAGATCGCAGCGGCGATGCGCGCAGAATGGCGCAAAATCGAAGACGAAATCGAGTCTCATCTCGCCAAGTCGAAGAAGCGATGGAAAGTCTACGAGATGGCCCACGTCAGTGCCACCGCACGTCTTGCCATGCTGACAGCCTTTGTCCAAGGCAGGTCCACCACGGAATGCGTCGTCGCGGCACTGGAGAGTGTCGGCATCACCAAGGCTATGGGTGCCGACCATGCTTAGCCCCGACGCCATCCACGACACAGCCCTGCTGACGATCAGCGCATGGCAGAGACAAGCTCTCCCCTCGCTCGATGAAGCGATGCTGATGCTCTACCGCGATCAGGCGCGGCGCTGGGAATTGAACGACAACACCGACCAATACGAAGCGCAGCTTGATGCTGTGCGGTTTACCATGGGGCAAACGGCATGATTACGACCATCGAAGAAGTGTATGCAGCGGTTAACCCGATGCCGGCGATGCTGTCGGCAAAGGGCAAGGTCAAGCCGAGGGTTACTA